AACAGTTTTTAACAAACCTACAACAAGAGATTGGTATCTCTATACCTCGTTCTTTTGCCGCCGATCCTAGACTATTTTATACTAAGCTTGTTGATTTCTATCAGTCTCGTGGTACTCCAGATTCTATTGTTTCATTTTTTAACTTATTGTTTAACGATGAGGTAGAAATATATTTTCCAAAAGAAGATATGTTTATTCCATCAGATAACCCATGGACAGATTTTGCAGATGATGTAAAAGCAAACCCTGGTAGCTATCAACCAATAAATACATTTACTATCTCTGGAACAACATCAGAAGTATTTGGCCAAGATGATAATAACTTTTGGCTATTATATAACACACCTATTGTGTTTGTGAATGGTGTACTTAATAACACTTGGAAATCTAGTACATATTTTAGAACATATAGCGGTGACGATCCAGAAGATGAGGATAGCGTCACACAAACATTAGCATATAAGCTTACGTTTACACCGGCATTATCGGATGGAGACGTAGTTAAAGTATATCGTTCAGGTTCAGGGTCAACTTCAAGATCATTTGTATCTGATGATAAGAGAATTCAAGATTCATTTAAGTATCAGAAGTTCTCGTATATCCTTAAAACTGGTGCAAACATTGACCAGTGGAAAAACGCATTTAACCGGTTGGTACACCCAGCTGGATTTATTTTCTTTGGTGAGATCCTTCTCTTCATTGAGATACTTGAAAAAAGTCAAGTTGGCACTACTATGCCTTTCGATCAGCCTGGCTTACAACTTGGTGCTGGACTTCCAGTTCCAATTATTATACCTCCAGTAGAGATCAGTGCTCAGGCAATTGCGACTCGTACTGGTCATGGTGTTGTCAGTTCAGATCTTGGTTATACTGGCGATTTAGCAACAGTATACTTTACTGAACAAATTATAAATGATAATACACGACAACAAAACAAAATAGGGCCGAAGCAATACTTAGAAGATTTAAAGTTCTTATTACCTAATCCAAATTCGAACTTTGCTGATTACACCATTTCTGAGGCTATAAATAAAACAATAGATATAAACGCGACTGCGGAAATTACTATATCAGACATTTAATAGGAGTCAAAATCAATGGCCGCCATTGTAACCCAAAACTTTAGGCTAAGAGCTGCTAAGCAGTTTGTAGCTGACATTGAAGCGGCAGCGAACAATTATTATTTGTTTGTTGGCCGTTCATCAGCGTGGACGGATGACAGTACACCCGATGCGCCTTTCGACAACACATATTCGCATACTACTAATGTATGGCAAAATATGACATCACTAAAGAAATTAGCTACTACCGATTTGCAGTTCGCTGCTCCTCGTTATCAGTGGATTTCTGGTACAACATATGCAGAATATGATGATCGTGATGCTACACTAGAATCTAAGAAATTCTATGTGATTACAGATAACAACCATATCATGCTTTGTATTAAAGCTGGTCCTGGTGCATCAACTACTAACCCAGATAATGCTGGTGTTACTGTTGCTGGAGTTATTGATAATACTGCATCTGATGGTTATATTTGGAAATACTTGTACACACTATCAACTACAGCTGCGAATAAATTCTTAACATCAGCATTTATTCCTACAGAGGATATTGATTCTGACCCTGGTGCTGCTTCAGCTCAGGCTCTTCAAGATCAATGGGCAGTAAAACAAGCTGCAATTGATGGTGCAATTTACAATATTAAAATTACTGCAGGCGGTACAGGTTATTCTGCATCAGATAACTTTACTGTTACTATTAATGGAGACGGTACTGGTGCTGCTGTAACTGATGCAAACGTTGTTGTATCCGGAGGAGTAATTACAAATATTCTTGTAAGTAATCCAGGTTCTGGTTATACGAAGGCAAAGATAACAATTACATCTGATGGTTCTGGTTCTGGTGCAACAGCCCGAGCAATCCTAGGTCCTCGAAACGGATTTGGATATGACCCTCGCCAAGATCTTCGTGCGCATTATATCACTATTAACCAATCATTAACAGGTGATGAGAACGATACATTTATTACTGGCAATGAATTCCGTCAGTTAGGTTTGGTTCGTAATCCATTTAACTATGGAACAACTACAGTAGCATCTGCCGGTTCATTGCGAGCAACATATAGCTTGACACTATCAGGTCCTCCTGCAGCTGGGGAATTTACAAATGACTCAGTAATTGTTGGTAGCTCTACTGGAGCAAAAGGTATTATTGATGACTACGATGCTACAAACGGTATAGTATATTATCATCAAGATGAAACAACAGGATTTACTGCATTTACTACAAGCGATAATGTTAAAATCGACGGTACAAGTAATACTGCGCGTAATGTGACAGCTGTTGGTAACCCAGGCATAGAACACGATTCAGGTGAAGTTATTTTCCTTGAAAATCGTACTGCGGTTAACCGTGCAAATGATCAGATCGAAACAGTAAAACTAGTACTTGAATTCTAAGGAAAAATAATAATGGCAATTAAGTTTAACGTAGACCCATACTACGATGATTTCCAACAGGCCGGAGCTGATACGCTTACGCCTCAGGAAAAATATCATAAAGTACTCTTTCGTCCAGGGATTGCCGTACAGGCCCGGGAGTTAACACAACTTCAGTCTATACTGCAAAATCAGGTTACACAATTTGGTAACCATATGTTTAAAGAGGGTTCACTTGTAATTCCTGGTGGTAATGCATATAATAACTATGCAGACTATGTTAAACTATCTGCGGTATCTACTACTGTTACAGATGCCATGGTTGGAAAGCACTTTAAAAACGCAGATGGATTGCGTGCTAAAGTTGTTGCTGCTGTTGCGGCAACTGGATCTGATCCTGATACGCTCTATGTTGTTTATCAGAATTCAAATGGTACGACTAATACTGATAAAACATTTAGTGCATCTGATACTCTTACAGAACAAGTATATAATACTACCACAAGTTCATACGATGATGGTACAATAACGGCCACTGTGGGAACAACTTCTCCTACCGGCTATGGTGCATTAGTTCAGGTTGAAGAAGGTATTTATTTTATACGTGGCCATTTTGTTGTCGTTAAAGGTGCAACATTAATTCTATCTAAATATACTAATAACGTGTCATTTGATGTAGGTTTAGAAATTACTGAAGCTGTAACAACTTCAGCTGAAGATGCAAACCTAAATGATAATGCAACTGGTACACCTAACTATGCTGCTCCTGGTGCACATCGATATTCAATTAAAACAGAATTAAAAACTCAAGTCAACTTTGCATCTACTATTGATAACTTCTTGCTATTACTTCGTATTGTTAACGGTAAAATTCAAAAGCAAGTTCGTGAATCTGATTATAATGTGATTGAGGATACACTAGCTCGCCGTACATTTGATGAATCGGGTGACTATACTGTACGACCATTTAAAGTTACAATGAAGGAAGATACCGATGTAAATACTCCAGGAGATGCTGCTAAATTAGTTGCTGCCATTGAGCCATCAAAGGCTTATGTTCGTGGTTACGAAATTGAGACGCTTTCTACTACAAATCTTTCAGTAAATAAATCTCGCGAAGCTGCATTGTTCGAAGGTGCTTCTGTATCTTCTGTTATTGGTAACTTTGTAAGATTGACAGCATCTACAGTAACTGGTCTTCCTGATACTACAACGTTTAGCCAAGTTAATCTTAAGTCTGCAACTTCAGGTGGCGGCTCTACTATTGGGTTTGCCCGCGTACGCAGTATCGAAAAAGATGGAACTGATTATAAAGTATATCTATTTGATATTGAGATGAATGCTTCACAATCATTTACTGCAGTTAAGTCTATTCAATCTTCTGGATTCAGTGGCAATGTTACTCTCGTAAATTCTAAAGCGGTTCTTAATGAACCCTCTCGTAATACATTAGTATTTTCTTTACCATTTGATCGTGTAAAAACATGCGATGATGGTACTGGTGATTTTAACTATGTGTATTTTTCAAATAAAAAGTTTGGTGCAGATACAGTATCTGCTGGGGAAGCTACATTTACTACATCAGGATCTACTGAATTATTTGAACCATTTGATACAGACAACTGGATCCTTGCTGTTACTTCTGGATCATCTGCTGGTACGATTGTTACCTTAGGTTCAGGCGATATCTCTATCTCAGGTAATAGTCAGTCAGTTGACATTTCGGGTTTAACATCATATAACGGTGAATCAGTAGAATTGATTGCTGGCGTAAAGAAAACCCTTGATCATGATTCTAAATCATTAACAAGTAACGGTTCTCAAAATATTCATCAGGTAGCATTTACTAATCAAGCAACAATTGAAGCCGGTGATTTACAACTAGGTAAGGCTGATGGTTATCGCTTACTTGCTGTGTATATGTCAGCTGACTTTAGTACTGATGCTGTTGATACTGATGTAGATGTAAAAGAGTATTATGACTTTGACAATGGGCAAAAAGATAACTTCTATGGTATCTCAAAGATTACTATTAAACCTGAAACAAACTTTATTCCTACTGGACGTCTTCTAGTTAAATATGAATTCTTTACTCATGACGGCACAGGTGACTTCTTCTCGGTTGATTCATATTCTGGTTTGACTGATAACGATGGTAACGCAGTAACATATGAAGATATTCCATCTTATACAGTTAAATCGACAGGTAAAATTGTAGAACTTCGTTCTGCTATTGACTTCCGACCAAGAGTGTCAGATGCTGGTAATAACTTTAGCGGCACAGGAGCTGTTACTAAACTTGTACCAGAGCCTGCAACCACATTTACAACAGATGTACAATATTATTTAAATCGTAAAGATAAAGTATTCTTAGATAAGAATGGTGAATTTGGAGTTGTTGAAGGTGTATCAGGTCTAAATCCTGAATTGCCAGATGATCCAAAAGATGGAATGGTTCTTTACCATCTACTGGTACCGGCATATACACTTAAGCCAAGCGAAGTAGAAATTACTATCCTCGATAATAAGCGTTATACAATGCGTGATATTGGTAAGATCGAGCGGCGAGTTAATACTCTAGAATATTACACATCTCTTTCATTCCTTGAAAAAGAGGCTTCAGGTCGTCAGATCGTTGATTCAACTGGTGCATTGCAGCGGTTTAAAAATGGATTTGTTGTAGATTCATTTAAATCTTATAATGTAGCTGATGTAAAGTCGCCAGAATATAGAGCAGCTATTGATCCTGACGACGGCATTCTACGTCCGCAGTTTGTTCAAGAAGCAACACGTTTGCGTTACGATGCAAGTAGTTCTTCAGGTGTTCAAAAGACAGGTGACCTAGTTACATTACCATATAGTAATGCCGATTTAGTTAATCAGCCGCAAGCCTCATCTCTCATTAACGTTAACCCATATGATGTATTTACATGGCAGGGTTCGGTAGATCTTTCACCATCATCTGATGAATGGAGAGATACTCGTCGACGTCCAAGTGTTACTATTGATAATGCTGGCGTAACAGAAGCTATGATTGAACAAATTAATGAAACAACATCTTTTGGTACTGTATGGAATAACTGGCAGACACAATGGACGGGTACTCAGACTCAAACAGGAAACTGGATACGTACACGAGAGCGTTCTCAGGTTGGCGGTGGTTTGCGTCGATTTAGAACAATTACTTCTACTACAACAGAAAATCAAACACGTGTAGGGACAACTACAGCATTGGCATGGTCTACACAAGTTGAATCTCAGGGCGATCGTATTGTATCAATTGATATTGCGCCGTTTATCAGATCTAGACAGATTTCATTCAGTGCTACTCGAATGAAACCAAATACTCAAGTATACGCTTTCTTTGATGGTGTTGCTGTAGCAGACTTTGTTAAAGAAGAAGCATATACTCTTTGGTCAGATAATAATACAAGTGTTGTTACAGGTCAAAATAATATTACATCTCACCCAGGTACTGCTGGTGCTCTGGTAACTGATGGAACCGGTAAAGTAACTGGTTCGTTCTTTATTCCTAATAATGCAGCGCGCAGATTTAATACTGGTTCTCGAGTATTTAGACTTACTGATTCACCAACAAATGCTACAACAAACTCAACTGAAGCTCAAGCAACTTATACTGCTTCAGGCCTAATTGATAATGTTGAAGAAGTATTCTTGTCAACAAGGGTTCCTCGTGTTGAGCAATCAAATGTAACTGGTAATAGAATCATTACAAATACACGTACACGTACGCAAGAAGGTTGGTGGGATCCACTAGCTCAGTCATTCTTGATTGATGAAGTAGGTGGAGCATATATTACTCAAGCTGATATCTTCTTCGGTGAAAAGGATGATAACATTCCTGTTACTGTTCAGATCCGTGAAATGTCAAATGGTTTTCCATCACCTCGTATTGCTCCTTTTGGAGAAGTTGTTAAAAATGCGGCAGATGTTAATACCTCAGCAACAGGTGCAACTGCAACATCATTTGTATTTGAATCTCCAGTCTTCCTACAAGAAAATGTAGAATACTGTATTGTGATTCTTGCTAATACAAATAAGTATAAAGTATGGCACGCTGTAATGGGAGAAGATGACACTGCTGGTGTTAAGATTAATAAGCAGCCATATGCTGGTGTTATGTTTAAATCTCAAAACGCTTCTACATGGACAGCTGATCAAAACGCGGATCTTAAGTTTAAGATTCATCGTGCTGACTTTACTACTGGAGCAACTGCTAATCTGATTCTTAAGAATGATGAGCCAGAAAAAGTACAGCTTAGATACGATGCACTACGCATGGCATCAGGCTCTAATCAGGTTAGAGTATACCATGATGATCATGGATTCTTTAAACATGCGAGCGTTAACTCAAGTGTTACTATTAGCGGAGTTGCAAGTGCAGTACATGGTATTCCAGCATCTGAATTAAATGCTACTCATGTGGTAGACAATGTTGAACAAGATTCTTATACAATTACAGTATCAACCAATGCTGCAACAACAGGTATCGGTGGTGCAGGAACTGTTGTCGCAACTGACAACCGTGCATTCCAAGCATTCCAAGCGAATATACAACAGGTTCTTGTAAGTAATACAAATATCACTTGGTCTGCTAAAACATCATCTGGTTTAGGACTTACTGAAACAGCACGTACACCATATGTTCTTGATACAGCGTTTAGTCCAATCATTCCAAATGAAACCATGTATACTGATACTACTCGAGTAATTGCAACAAGTGATAATAAATCAAGTTCTTCATTACTTGTGCGTGGTGCATTTAGTTCAACCAGGCAAAATCTATCTCCTGCAGTTGACCTTGAGCGTGCAACAGTGTTTACTATTGGTAATCGTATTGATCGGCCAGTTGGATCAGCAACTGCTGGTTTTAATACAGTAATTAATTATGAAGCAGAGAATACTACTAATACTGGTTCGGCTCTTGCCAAATATGTTACAAAAACAGTATTGCTTGATGAGCCATCATCTACATTGAAAATCTTTATGGATGTTTCTCAACCAAATAATACACAGCTTGAAGTATACTACAAATCAGCAGAAGATGAAACAGCAATTGATGCTGTAGCATGGTCACTGGTTTCTCCAACATCGCCAATTCCGGTAAGTGACACTGGAGAGTTTAGTGAAGCTGAATGGTCAATAGATCCAAGTGAAGACTTCAAAGCATTTAAACTTAAGATTGTTATGAAATCAGAGAATCCGGCATTTGTGCCACAATCTTCAGCACTAAGGGCAATCGCGTTAGTATAATGAGTAACAATAATTATATACCTGTAGAAGGGAATCCTGGACTATACCGGGATTCTCGCTCTGGTGCTATTATAAATAAGAATAGATCTGCTGCACAGCAAGCGCGAGAGGCCAGACAAAGGTTTCTCGAAAAAGAAAATAAAATAGAAGAGTTACAATCTGAGGTGCAAGAAATAAAAGGCATCTTGAAACAACTATTAGAGAGAATGTAAATGGCCATTGTTAAGATTCAAAATACTAATACGTTTAACGAGTGGCGTATTAAAACAAATGAGATTGGTAGTCAACTCGGAGATGTAAGTAGTAATGTTACTAACAATGCTACTACAACTTTTACTGGACTTAACGGTATTAATGCTAACGACTTTGTAGGATCTGCTGCTACATTTACTGTAACAAATACTGCTGGAACATATGGAGTTACAGTTACACAAGCCGGATCTGGTTATGCTGATAGTGATACTATTCTTATTAAAGGATCTGATCTTGGCGGCGTAGATACAGTTAACGATGCTACTATTACGGTTACTGGCCAAACCGGCGGTAATATCGATACTGCTACAATTGCAGGAACAGCGGCTGCGACCTTAGCTACTGAAGTTAAATTTATACAGGATTATGTAGATCCTACTCAAACTTTAAATACTACAGCTACTACTCTTGCAGATGCTATTAACGAGCATGAAGCAGATCTTGGTACAATGTCTCTTACGACAACCGGTACTAATATAACTGCTGCTATTAATGAGCTAGATGCTAAACAAGGTGGGGATGCACTAGATACTGCTTCATCTACTTTAACTGGAGCCATTAACGAGCATGAATCTGATATTGGTGACATGTCGCTTAATACAACAGCAAATGACTTAACTGCAGCTATTAATGAAATTAAAGTTACTGCTGATGATGCACAAGCTGAAATTGGCGGAGACATGGCCACTGATTATGATGGCGATGATACAAATATTATTACTGCTCTTAATAACCTATTTGCAGCAAGTAGTGTATCTACTCTAAATACTGAATATGTTAGACGTGATGGTGTAGGTGATTTAACTGGACTATTAACATTAGATAACCTTGGTATCTCTTCTGGTTCAGATAATATGCTTATTAAGACAGGTGCATCTGATGTAACACGTATGACTATTAGAGCTTCTGATGGTAATATAGGTATCGGTAAAGCTGCTACAGCTTCTAAAGTAGATGTACAAGGTACAGTAAAAGCTACTGCTTTTAACGAAGGTGGAACAACACTAACTAACAAATACGTTGCCAAATCTGGTACAAATGCTATTGCTGCTGCTAATACATTTAGCGGATCTAACACATTCTCTGATACTGTTATCTTAGGAACAACTACTATTGCATCTTCTTCGTTAACAATTAGCGAATTTGTAGAAGATACTGCTGGAGCAATGTTTACTGGTAATACTGAATCTGGCGGTATATCTGCTGTTTATGATGACAGTACCGGTAAAATTACAATGACTATTGCGAACAATGCTCACTCTCATACAACAGGAAATATTACTGGACTTCAAGAATTTATTGAAGATACTGCTGGAGCAATGTTCTCTAGTAATACCGAATCAGGTATTAGTGTAACATATCAAGATGGCGATGGAACCGTTGACTTTAATGTTAATGACCCAACTATCACGTTAACTGGTGGTACCACTGGTACTGCTACCATGACTAATCTCGGTGATGTTAGCATTGCTACTACACTAAGCAGTGAAGCGGTGCAAGATATTGTTGGTGCAATGGTCACTGGTAATACTGAAACAGGTTTATCCGTGACATATCAGAACGGTGACGGAACACTAGACTTTGCTCTTACTGCTGACCCGGTAATTACATTAAGTGGAGACGTTACCGGTTCTGCTACTATGTCAAACCTTGGTAACGTTACTATTACTACAACGGTTGCAGATGACTCTCATAATCATACAACTGCTAATATTGATGACTTTACTGAGAATGTACAAGACATTGTTGGAGGTATGGTCAATCCAACAAATACTGAATCTGGTATTAATGTAACATATGATGATAATAATGGCAAACTAAACTTTGATGTTAACGATCCTACAATTACACTAACAGGCGATGTTACTGGTACCGCTACAATGACTAACTTAGGTTCAATTAGTATCGCTACTACAGTTGCAACTGCTCCTACACTTAAAGTATATAACGTTAGCGGAACTCAGCTGTACCCGTAAGGATATATAAAGCATGGCTTTACCATTAAGACAAACGACTATTTCTGGAGATGTTTCTCTACAAGAGATGAGCAATACTCAAATGGATTCTATTGCTTATAGAATCTTACAAGAGTTTTTAGTAAGCGATGTTGATGCAGGAAATATTCATGTTGGCTCAACACCAGCAGGTGCGTCATCTATAGGGTCTTTTACAGATACTAGGCGTGCTGATACTGTGGGTACTCATCCAGCTGGAACTACGATTAATACTTCAACTACTAATTTTTATCAATATACTTCGGCTGAAACAGAAAACTTTGAACGTCCTATAGAATTTGATACTCCCCTTGATTCTATTCAAGAAATGGATAATAGCGATTTAAATTCTACTATTATCTCACGGGCATTATCAATGTTAACTTCTACGTCTAATAGTTATGGAATGGGTCAGTATAGATTACAACCATCAAACCCAGGCGGTGGAACTTGGACATCTCATGCTGTAATAACAAATAGAATACAAAATACTGCTGGAACTGGTTTTGATGAAAATACTACAACTCTTTGGAGAAAGCAATCTCAAGGAACAACATATAGTACACTTTATAGGCCATTAAAAGTGAGGTCAGATGGTCATTTACAAGAAATGTCCGATACTGAAATCAAAGCACTTGTAACACGCTTTAGAAACAGAATTATAGAATCTGGCATTGGTACATATAAGGTACAACAAAACTCACCATCAGGTGGAACCTGGGTAAGAAGCGGTACTATTTTCCAAGATACTAGACGCCAGCGGGCGGATCAAAACTATACTGGTAGCTATACTGGTTATTACGCTGGATCTAGAACATATTCAGCTAATTATGCTGGAACATACGCTGGAACATATAGTACAAACTTCGCTGGAACTTACGCCGGAGCCTACGCCAGATTTTTCGTAGGTCGCCTAGGTGGATACTATACCGGTTATTATACTGGCTATTATACAGGAAACTTTACTGGTAACTATACCGGCTACTATGCTGGATCTAGAACATATTCAGCTAATTATTCTGGATCATATTCTGGAACATATACTGGCGCAACAATTTTAAATGCATCTGAGACACCATCTCAGATCAGCCTTTGGATGAGGACATCTTAATGACAAATAGAACTATAAAACACCCATTTTGGGCTGACGAAACAAAAACAAAAATTGTATGTCAATTTCATTATGATTCAGGAGAAGTGCTAGAGGCTTCTGTTATGGATACTGAAGACGGTAATCCTGACTGGGCTGAAATCATTGAAACTTTCGGTATGGAAGAATTAGATGCTGCTACAGAAAAATTTGCATCAGAGCGGAAACGCCACAAAGAAATTGAAGAAGCTCAAAAGAAAGAAGCCGTAGAAGTCGATATGGCGGGTGCATTGTTTAATGCAAAGCTTGAAGCATTTGAAATTGAAGAAGTAAAAAGCTCAAAAGATCGTGTACTAAAATCACGAATTAGAAAAGCTAAAAATATTATGGAAGTCATGGTATTGACTTCAGCATTGGTTACAAAGGAAATGAATAATGGAGAAAGCGAATAAAGGCTTTTTATATGTTGCAACTGTCAACAAAAAGTTTTTAGCTGGTGCACTTTATTCTGCGATATCATTAAAAGATTATTATCCGGAAGCGCACATAACACTGTTTACTGATAAACGGTGGGTAACAGATGATCTATATGATATATTTGATAATGTAGTATACGAAGATGTTCCAGACAATATTAGAGCCAAACTCTGGGCTTTAAGTAAAACCCCGTATAAAAACACTGTTTACCTGGATTCTGATACAGAAATCCAACATGAAGACATTCATCTATTGTTTGACCAGTATAAGAATAATGCTGACATAATGATTACAAAAATTCGGCCGTATTCTGGCAAAATATCAGAATTTCCAGGCGGCAATCTTACTGATCATTGTGGCATGTTCATGTATAAGAAAAATAAAAGAACTATGGCATTTATGAAAGAATGGTATGACCTGTATTTAAAACAAGCGTCAGGTGAATGGCAATGGGATACTGATTTATACCCAGAAAAGTTACGGCCGTGGGATCAATGGACATACTGGTGGATTCAAAATAAAACTGATTTAAAAATTAAACGCGAGTTCTTAGATGATGATGCTCGCTGGAATTTTATTAATACATATAGAGAAGATGAAACAGATAAACCTATTGTTGTTTATCATCATACTATAAGGACATAATATGAAAGTTATTGAAGGTGGATTGAACAGAGAAGTATTAGATATTGTAGAACCGTTTTCTGACTGGTTCTTTAAACAAGATCGTTCACTGATTAATCTTAATGGTGAACTTGATGAAAATGAATATTATACATCAGACGAATATCTAGATTCTATCAATAAAGAAACACACATAGGCTATCCTGAAAAGGCACATGGTGTAGATCTAACTGATATTAAATCAACTCCCCTTGAATTTAGAGATATGATTACTGATGTAACAAAAAATTTAAATATGTTCTTTGGATCTAAATTTAATGCAGTAAAAATGTATTATCCATCTGGTGGTTATATGGGATGGCACAATAATCACAACGTGCCAGGTTACAATATATTATTGTCTTATACTCAAAATGGTGATGGTTGGTTTAGGTATCAAGATCCAGCAACAAAAGAAATCGTTACTCTTTATGATTCTCCAGGTTGGACTGCTAAAGTTGGATACTATGGTTCTAATGATGAACCAGATGATATCTATTGGCATTGCGCAAGGGCACATGAGGATAGACTAACCCTTGGGTTTGTTATACCTGATAAAAATATGTGGGAAATGATGTGTGAAGACCTTTATTCCCAATGATGCCGGTATTTGTCGTACATCCAATCTTCTGTAGGACCATTAAATAAGCATATTAAAGCTTCTGGGATATTAAACAAATCAAGTTCGTCATAAGGAAGCATAGTTGTTTTCTTTTCATTCTTTACCTTCTGCGCATATCCAATGTTTTCTTCAGATATTCCGGCAAGCCTAGAATATATTAATCCTTGTGGAAAAAAATCTAAATCAAATCCTTCATGAAATAAGAAACGATCAATGCCTTTATATTTTATCATATAGTAATCTGCATTCTCGTCAAAATAATCCCATATGTAATCTAATGATCCGGCCTTCCAAAGTAAACATGATGAGTTGACGTACATGTCCCATCGTTCCTTTTCTTTTGATGAAGACCCATCTGTAACAAAGTCTCCTTTCCAATAGGCACGAACCATTGTTAAGTTATCGGATAAATAATCTTTAATATGATCTATATTGTTTTGGATAACTACATCAATATCAAAGAACAGGCAAGTCCCTTCAACAAAGTCTTTTTGAAACATTGCTAGCTTATTCCACCATACTTCTAGGTCATTATCTGGAGGTATAGATATAGTATCACACTTAAGATCTGTAGGATCTTCGGTATAGCAAATAAACTTGTGTGGAATTGTTAAGTATTTCTCAACGTTACGCTTTAAGCGATTAACGTCAGAGGCAGAGTACTTAGTACCCCATTTCACGCATATAACATTTATCATGGGTTATATATCATGTTTACAATGGATGAACATACACAACGGGCAATTAAAAAGTTTCCACATCGTGCAGTCGATATCGTTAATTCTTTTGATTATAAAAAGATTTATTGTAAGAATTGGTTGGTAAAGCGTCTTGCTAAGATACAACATCAGGGTATGCTTAAACCTAATATAGAAAGAATCTATATTATTGGTGGCTGGTATGGTAATCAACTAATACCAATGCTAGATAATGCAATCGGATATAAACAAATACATTTTATAGAACAAGATGAAGAAGCTTTGTATATTGCAAAGGAAATTCTCTTTAAAAATCATACAAAAATAAAATGGATCCATGGAGACGCCACCGATATAGAATACGACTGTGGTTCTAATCTTGTAATAAATACTTCAGCTGAACATATGAAACCGCTTAATATTAAATCCGCAATCTATGCAGTACAATCAAATGATTATTATGAAGTAGATGATCATACTCATTGTGTAGAATCTGAAGATGAGCTAGAAAGTCAATACGATTTTTCTAAAACATGGTATAAAGACTTTAAGAGTATGGGTGAATATAACAGGTTTATGGTAATAGGAAGAATACGTAATGAAGATTAAAAGTAAAAAAGATATTAAGCTTAATCGCATTGAGCTTAAGCAAGATCCCGATGATCATGCTACTGCTGTTTCTCCTGTACAATCAGATAAGCCTGACATTGGAAAAATGTTAGATGACGTAATTAAACGAGACGGACCATTCTTTTGTTCTCAACCGTTTATCCATATGTATATCCCTACTTACGGGTTTGCTCATCCGTGTTGCAATACATCTATGAACGTTAAAAAACATATTGCTGAGATAGGTATTGACGGTGTATGGAATCAACCTGAGCTTGCTGGCCTTAGAGAAGAGATGGCTAATGGAAATAAAGAACGCGATCGCACAATTAAAACATGTTATCGCTGCATTGAAACTGAGTACCTAGGGTTTCCTACACCGCGTATTGCATATAACAATGATATGAAAAATGATAAAGAAGAAATGGCAGAGCTTGATCGACTTGTAGAGTTTGTTAAAAATAATCCTGCAGCTGAATACCCTATTCCAGACAAGATTCATACTGCACAAATAAAAGTATGGGGCAACTATTGTAACCTTAAATGCCTTATGTGTTCTGCTGAAGATTCATCCTCAGTTGCCGAAGAATGGATTGCACTAGGTGAATATACTCCCGATGAAATCAAATTAAGATCAGAGCAAAGATCTGGATCAACAGTTCCGTTCACACCTCCGCTTATTCGCTATGAAGATAATGCAATAGATGAAGAGGAGTTTTGGCGTAATATTAAAAAGACAAAGCGTATTCAACTTATTGGTGGCGAGACATTTCTTATTAAACAAAACATTCAGATTCTTGAACGTTGTGTTGAAGAAGGTTGGGCTAAGGATAAAAAGTTATTCATATTTAGTAACAACTATGGATATCCTAAAATGGAAAAAATCAAAGAGCTTTTATCACACTTTGAAAGAGTCCATTACAAATGTTCCATGGAACTGTGGGGGCCAAAAAATGATTATATTAGATTCCCATCAAAATGGGATGAGGTAGAAAGAAACATTAGGTTAATTAATTCTCTGCCTAATGTTGACATCGGTTTTGCGATGACGCTCAATCCTATATCGATTGGATATGTCGACGAGGCAATGAAAGCAGGTGAAGAATTTGGTATTATGCCAAGCTATTTTAATGTGACCCGGCCTCGTTGGTTTACACTCAAGTCACTGCCAGATGACGTAAGAGATTTTTATCTTGATAGATTATATGCACAAGACTTTAAGATGATTCAAAAATGTACAAAGGCGATTGAATACCTTGAGAAGCGAGAGTTTGATCAGTCTTTATACGAAGAGATGATTGTAAGAATTAAAGCAAGAGATAAACTGCGTAATGATAATATTTTAAATCATTTCCCAGAATGGTCTGCACATTTTAAAGGAAAGTATTATGAATAACGACGAATTATACAATAGCATATCAGATAGATATAGCACATGCTATTATAAGCAAGATGATATTCCTAGTAAAGATTTAATTAATACTATCTTAGAAGAATCTTTAAAAGTAACTCCAATATTTGCTAATCTGTGGCATCATAGAGTTGATGTATATGGACCTGAGTATGCTGAAGATAAACGTGATGTGTGCGTACAAACAGTAGAACACATTGCTTATAGAAGTATGTTCGATAATAGGAAAAAAGGCCAGCCTGGAATTGAACTTTTACATAATGATTTAGAGATATTTGAGGAAGCTATAAAAACTGGTAAAGTTAAAAAAGATGGCTTTTCAATTTTTGAAGAGCCTATTACATTTAATACCCAAGTGCTAGCTCCGTATCTTTTAAAATTTACGTTTAATCCGTATACATTTGGAAAACAAAAACCAGAAGAAGTTAATCCTAATAATGGATCACTTAAGGGTATGAATTTTAAGGCGCATCAGGGAGCTATGGCTCAGGCCTACGCTATTGCAGTTATAGCTCGTAAATATAATGTTGACTCTTCCTTTTGTGGCTGTTTTATTATGAATGATTTCAATGTTAATAGGATATGGCACAATGACGATAAAATTATTAAATTTATGGGTTTAGGATATAAAGATATTAATTGTTATGATGGACCAGATTCTAAACATGGAAGGATGAAATTGCGGCCAACATTAAATGATAATGTTGTTAGGTGGAATTAATGATATATGAATCTAAATATGGCACTGTTGATTTTTGGGATCCTTATCCAAGATTAAACGAATTTAAAAAGATTGGCATTAACTTGTCGGGTGGTGCTGATTCTTCATTGGTTACATTTATGGTATGCAAAGAATTAACAGAGCGCGAGTCTAATGCACAAGTCAATTTTATTACTGGCGTGCATAATGCTAGACCAACAAACGAATGGAATGCAAGGGAAATAGCTGACTTATTTCGAGAAATGTTTCCTAATGTAAATTTCGGCGAACATTACTTTGACTATTATGATAAAGAGCATGAAAAAGACAAAGTAAACCATCATGCTGCACATGAGAATAGATTAAGAGATGAAGGCAAGATTGATGTATTGTTCCACGGCCGTACAGCAAATCCAGATAAAGAAGAAGCAGAAGCTTATAACCTATTGTATAAGCGAGAAGAACGTAGAGATAAACACGGCAACGACCGAGAGCCATATCATGAACACCATGGTAAACCTTTCTATTGTCCATTTGAATTTGTAGATAAAAGATTTGTAGCAGATATGTATCATAGGTTTAATCTTATGGATGAGTTATTCCCACTTACAGCATCATGTGTCGAATATGCAGAAAAGACTGATTACTTTACAAAGCCCTGTAAAGAATGTTGGTGGTGTAGAGAAAAAAAATGGGCATTTGGAATGTATGACGGTGGAGTTAAATAAAACAAACATAGAGATACTTAGGTATGTAACTGAAAATACTATAAGTGATTTAACTATAGAGTTAATGCCGTTCGATGCTGTTGAGATGATGTATGGATCAAATATCATAGCGTACGCTGTATATGAGAATAGAAAAAAAAGTAAGTATCATGGCCACGGTGCAATTTTTTACAGTGAAAATATAAAAAAATACCATTATAAAGAATGGGAAACTTATATGTCAAAACAATTTTATAGAGAATACTTTGCACATTATGCAAATTTTCCGTACTTAATAGAAACTAATATTGCTATAATTAAAGCTATATCAAAATGTACAACTAATTGTAGATTAGAAAAACCTGATAACGGCTGGTTTTTTTGTGGTTATGACGAAAGGGATATCGATGAGCGCCTTAAAGACATTGTACTACAGGATTAAAACCTGGTATTATATAAAGTTTAAAAATATTAGTGATGAATTTATTTATGAGGATGATGATTAATGTTATTAACAGTTGGAGATAGCTTTACGGCAAAGCGTTGGGATGATGATAGACCTTGGCCAGAAATACTATCTTTTAATATGGGAATGCCTTTACTTAATCTCGCTCGAGAAGGAATGAGTAATGAATTTATATTCCGCAATTTTGTATATGGGATATCTTTAAACCCAGATATTACGCATGTTGTTATTGGCTTATCTAACTGGGACAGGCTAGAACTTGGAGCAAAGTCTAAATATACTGAATGGAACTCAGCAACTAAAACTATGAAAAAATCTATTAAACATTCAGAAAAACTATTAGATGTATATAATGCATATTTTAATTCTAAGTACTATATCGATTGTACAATAGGTTGGATTCGTGCTATAATAGATTTGTGTGAAAATAAAGGTATAAAATTAGTTATTACACAGCTTGTTAAACCATTATGGTTTTATGAAAAAAATACGGAACGACAGGAAATAAAGACTTACCTTGAGAAGCATGAGTTACTAAAAACAATAGACAAAAAATATATATGTAGGTTTTCTTTAGATCCAAGTGATCTAGCAATTAATCATGATAAAAATAGTATATGGTGGAAGTTTACATCTAAATATATGAAAGAAGTTGGTAAGTCTGAGTATTGTATTGGATTTCATAAGTACAGCGACACAATATTTGATCTTCATCCTAACTTTAAAGGTCACAGTATGATTGCAAAAGAGATGTACAATGGTTTTAACAGATGATAGCGGAAATACTGTAGATTGGTTTGAAACATACTTTAATACTACTAAACAAACTAATCACTATATGCATTTATCAGGTGGAACTGACAGCGCTTTAACTCTTTATATTATGGCTAAATGCCTATATGATAAAAAGAGAACTAATGAAATATTAAATTGTATTTACGTGCAAAATACTTCATATGGATTTGAGGATACTGGAACTAAAGTTCCTTTACTTATTAAATATGTTGAAAGTAAGTTTGCCGGAGTAAAAATTAAGTTATGGAAGCTTAAAGCAGAAACAACAAATAAAAACAAAGGACCTATATTACAAAAAATTGCTGATATTGCAGGAGGAAACGATTCAATTGTTATTAATTCTATTCAGCGCGGGCCAAAATTTATTAAAGGCTTTAGAAATAAAGAATCTCTTATAAAAGATCAGATGCTAACGTATCGGCCGTATGTAAACGTAGATAAACGTTTTTTTGCTTATCACTATAAAAAATTTGATTTAATGGGAGAATATTATAATTTAACAGTTTCATGTACATCAGAATCACATTCTATTCCGTGTAGAAAATGTAAATGGTGTCAAGAAAAATATTGGGCATTTGGCTCTTATGACGGAGGCGTAAAACCTAAAATGATTCATATACTAACTCTTAAAGTGGGAACTAAGTATGGTTCTGAGTACGTAAATAACTTATATCGTTCTATTAAGAAAAATAGTACAACGCCATTCACGTTGTATTGTTACACTGAAGATTCTACAGGATTAGATGAAGATATTGTTGTAGTACCGTTAGAAGATCCTTCAGAGTTTTCTTTACAGTGGCATAAAGTTAAGTTTCATAAAATAAATTTTGCTAATATACCTACTGGCGAAAAATGTATTATACTTGATATCGACTGGATTATTACAGGTAATATCGATGATATACTTGATTATGATTTACCAGAGAAAACTTTTGGTTGTTTTGAAAGATGGTGGTCTAATCTAAGACACTTATGTAAAATTAATGGTGGCTTTCAGATGTATTATATGGGAGATACGCATAGACTATGGATGACATTTAGTAAGAACCCTGATCATTGGCAAAATTACTATGTTAAGAATGGATTAGCAACAGGACCAGTTAATGGCGAACAGAACTTTATTGACATGCATGTAGAGCTTGACCGTGAATGGTTACCAATGAAATGGTTTGCTAAATGGCAAGAAGATGATTGGTTAAAGATTCAAAAGAATTGGAACGAAGATGTTAATAAACGCGAGCCATACTATATGGGTGGAGACTTTGCAGAATCGATTAAAATGGTCCACTTCTCAAATGCAGATAACTTAATTACAGAGGCAATGGAGAAGCATGATTGGATTAAAGATTTCTGGAATTAAAACACTTTAACTTTGTATTTGTTCTGGAACTCTTTTGCGTGCTCTATTGTATTCACCATAGGCTGACCTTTAATGTTTAGACTTGTGTTTAGTAACATAGGACATTTAGTTTGATTATAGAATTCTTCTAATATAGGTCTTAGTATAGATCTACAATTCTTTTTAACTACCTGTACACGGGCGGACCCGTCTACGTGGGTGACAGACTTATAATCGTGTTTTGCTTGTGAAGTATATTGCATATACTCATTCATTGGTCCATCAAAATATGATTCAGCAAATTCTTCAAGAATCGCTGGTGCAAAGGGTCTAAACAACTGACGCTTCTTTATTTTATTAACAGTATCTTTAATGTTTTTACGAGGATCTGCAAGTAAAGATCTATTGCCCAATGCTCTTGGCCCATACTCAGCCTTACCATTAGCAATGCCACATACTGAACTTTGTGAAAGAAATCTTGCAACAGATATCGGATTAATATCACGTTTAATATCGTATCCAAGGTAGGGATCAATCCAATTAAGAGGCTTACCATATACAGCTGCAGCAGCCCCCAATGCTGAACCACAATCTCCTGGATTCGGCATAATCCATACTTCGTCAAATAGATTTTGAATTTTACTATTAGCTACACAGTTAAGTGCTACTCCTCCGCCATAGCACAAGTATGATGAATACTTACGAGCGATTTGCATAACCTCAATAAGTTTTCTTTCAAGAGTATCTTGTGCAGAAGCAGCTAAATCTTCAGGCCTTCCATTAAGTTGAACACCTTTATGTAGATTTGTTTCTAGTAAATAATCTAGAGCGTGCACTGGTTCTCCATATGCTGCCATACCCATAGTAATATATTCATCTTCCATAGGCTTTAATCCACATGCCTTTGTCACGGCTGAATAAAATAAACCAAGAGAATACGGGTATTTACGAGACCATACCTTCTTCTTTTTATACCATATAGAAATAGTATCCCATTCACCTATTGCATCTACTATAACACAAACCGGCTCATTTGTAAATGGTTTTGTGTAATAAGATGCTGCGGCATGTGACCAATGGTGAGATACATATTTGTCATATTTAGGACGAGACTTCCATCTTTGTCCTGCAAACTTTCGCCTAGTATTTTTTAAAAGTGGCTTTTCATAAAATACAGTTTTGCCGTCATACTGTGGCATAAGTATAGAATGATTTTTATCGTTCTTTATTCTACTGTATCTTTCAGCATGACCTGCATATAATATATTTCCATTATCAATAACAGCCATTCCAGCATCGTGGAAGCCGTTAGAATATCCAATAATCATCCAAATTTCTCAATCTTATCCAACGCGTGCTTCTTAAATCCATATCCTAAACTTTGACCTACTTCAAATATCTTTAAGAATCTACGATATCTTTCTTTATAGTCAGAGTTTTCGTTAGACCATTCAAAACCAAAATCGTCGTATAACTCTCTATGGTCATAGTCAAGTGGTGTACCTTTATCTATTAACATCATGTGCGGAGATATTTCCGTTGTACTTGAATACTCTTTATATTTGTGCAGCATGTCAAGCGTCTCTTGAAAGTCTTCTTCAGTTTCGGTAGGATAACCAACAATTAATAAGAACTTCATTTTAATTTTTCTTTTGCCAAGATTAGTCACGAACCAATCAAGATCGTCATTAGTAAATTTCTTTCTCATATGATGACGTACAGATTCATTACCTGATTCTATACCAAGAGTCAGGCCTGTACAACCAGAGTTTGCAAGATTATCAAAGTCAGATTCTTTAAATGTATTCTTTGCACGGATAATAAATTGACCGTTCCATTTAAGCTTACGATCTATTTTAGATAGTTCAGCACACAGCGTTCTAAAGTGTTTCATAGAACCATTAACAAGAGAATCAGAAAAAGATATACGTTTAAATCCTTGATCAGCAAGCTTATGCATATTCTCTGCTAAAGTCTTACCATCCCACCACCTATATTTGGGCCATATAGACGCCACGTCACAAAATGTACAATTACGTACACACCCACGTGAGCCGGATATGACCGCTGATTCATAGTTGTGTTCGTCATGAATTTCTGTATAATCAGGTGGAGGTAGATCGTTTAAATTATCTATTTGTTGTGGCGGCTTTCCATTAATACCTGGATAATCTTTGTTACCCTTTAAGTATTCTAGTAGTGCATACTCACCTTCGCCTACAATATAATCACCATGAGGCCAATTACATTGTACGCCACTTCCACCATAAAGTACATTGTTATATTCATATCCTATCTCTAAAGCAATATCTTTTTGCTCATAAGAAAAAACTGAAATACCTATGTACTTTGCTGGAAACTGTGATATAGTAAGATGTATAAGATCTATATCTTCTATTTGATTCCCATCAACAGTTTTTACACTGAAGCCATTCTGTTCAATATATGATTTTAAGAAACCTAATGCAGGTGCAGGTTTATCTTTATCCATTTCTGGTAGAGAGACAATGAGTATGTCATACACTGAAAGCACCTACTATATGGATACGATCTATCTTACTTGCATTTAGTGCTGTATGCATTTTTGTTGTATCAACGATATATGCTTCTCCAGTTGCTGGTAAATGTAAGCGTTCATTATCAACAAGAAGAAAGCAGTGTTCGTGTGTTACAATAGGAATATGTAATCGCTTTGTTGAATCGTTATGCCAATAATAACAAGTTTTTGGTTTCATTTTCATTACACGGGTCCGAACTAATTGATGCTCTTCCATGATCTCATTAATGTATGGCATGTCAAATAAAGGCTGATCATACTGTAATTCGTTATTATCTACATGTAAATAGTTTTGACCTATTGTTGGTTCAATAGGATCCATGAATGGCGTATTGCCCTGAAGGTATATTTGGTTATTATACTCGGGTAAAAGAGAAAGCTCTTCTATGATTTTAGGAAGATTGTACTTTAACATTTTTAAAATTGCTCCCGCATTTTCTATTGCATACACTCAAATTTCTTTTATCCCACTGATTCTTTAACTCAGGGTAAACTGTCGTATAGCTTTCTATAATAGCATCAAATGTATTATCGGTTAAATCTGTTATTACCTTTTGGTTTTCTATAAAGTCAGCAAACTCGGGTTCTTTTCGATGTTCTTCTGGTTTAAATTTACGTTCCCACATTGTTGGTTGAACATGACAGCAAGGTAGGATTCTGTTATCAGACGTTAGATATACCTGCTTTGTGTTTTCTGCCATACAGCTAACTGGTTTTTCTATAAGACCATCTTTTAAAAGCGACGGTTGAAACTTAGGATTCTTAGGTAGACCTATATCTGCTTGAATTACTTTATCACTTTTCTTTCTTTTATAGTCGTTAACTTTTAGGTTACCTGGGACCTTTGGATTAAAATTGCGTGTAGTTAATTTATAACTAAATGATTCAAATCCCATTTCTTTTGATAGTTGCTCAGCTTCTTCCACTTGATGTTCGTTATGCTTAAAGACAATCATGATCCAATGTGCTGTCCCGCCGGCTTCTATAAATGCCTGTACATTTTCCATAATGCGAGACCATTTAGTTTTTACGCGATACAAGTGGTTGGTATCTTCAAGACCATCAAGAGCGAAGGTAACATGCATACCAGGAATTTTGCCTAATTGGCTCCACCATTCAACTGATCTAACTCCTCCATTTGTATCAATGTTTTGATATTTTACACCGTATCCTGCGACCTTTTCAAAGATCTCCATTGCTTTAGGATGCATGATGGGATCGCCATAATTACCACAATAGGTGACTTTATTAATGTTTAATCCAGCAGCCGAGCATAATATCTTGTCGAATGATTCTACAGGAACGTCGTAGATACCAGATCTATTCATAATATCAGACAGTCCTCCGGTATTAGTACCGGTACGTGGGCATTGAGGACAAGCAGCATTACACCTATTTGTAATCTCGGTATCTAATTTAATAATTTCATACATCTTTTGTATTCATCTTTCACATAAGTGATATTGTTAATCCGGGATTCATAATCAATATTATATTTAATAGTGCTATTTACCGAAGAATCATTAGGTATAAAATCTTCATATATTATTTCTTGATCATAGTTATTAAACGTCAAAAAGGTTTCGTATCTATAAAACCATTCATCAATTGATTCCTGGGTTATGTATAGGTCATTGCACACATTATCATACGTATTTAAATCGTCTTTTATTTTAGCATTATGGTATTTCCAGCCTGTTACATACTGCGTAAGATAGCTAAGATAGGCACCATACACATCTCTACGAGTTAACTTTATTATTGTATCATCTTTATAGAATGTTGTAAACCATTTTGTTTTAACAGGTGCATGATATGTAAAATATTTTACAGAGTATTCTTGTCCCCTATCTCGCTCAGTCTGAAGAAAATACATTTTGTCTTCTACAGATCCAGGATTCTTTTTTCCAAAATAGTCATACAAATCTAAAGCATTGTGTTTATCTTTATTTTCTTTGTTAATGTACTTTTGAATCCATGTAGAACCAAACCGAGGAAAGGTAATAAGTATTTTCATGTTAGTATTTTTTCTCTGATTTTAGATGCACTAATTGATTCTAAGTCTTCACCTAAATGTTCTTGTTTAATACTATAACCTACATCGCGGCCATATGTAATATGCGTAATATTAGGAACTAGATAAATTTCATAATCTTTCCCTCTCTGGTAACCAGCAAAATCTAGAGCATATGATATCTGGTATGTTCTTTCTTCAAAGTCAAAAGGATTCTTTTTAGTACCATCTTGTTCCCTTAGTAAGATAGCGACTTGACCAGTCTTTGCAAAGGCCCGTCTAAATAATTCTGTATGCCCTTGATGCCAGGGCTGAAACCTTCCAAGGAGCTGTGTAGTTGGCTTTGTGGTATCCATTGTGTAATCCTTAAACCTGTATTAGGCTTTTCAAATATTTTGTTTGTATCTTCGTGCAGGGATTTTTGTATAGTGTCCATATAAATAATCGAGTCTGGTGTAACAATATTTCTAGTTTTCTCTAATGGACAAATAAAATCTAATATTCCGTATTCTTGTGAGGCCATTCTATTTGCTTGTCGTAATCGACCTTCAATAGAAAAATCCCAATCATCGTATGCCTCTCGCATTGTATCAGCGTTATAATGAGGCAGCTCAAAATGGTATGCTAGCTCTTTAGCTAAAGTTGTTTTACCAGAACCTGAAAGACCCATAATTAAAACCTTCAAGGTATACCTCCTTCCTCACCGGTGCACTCTCTTATTATAACATATTTCTATGGCTTTGTACACCTATAAATAACATTATATGCAATTATTTATCTATCATCTAGATTTTAAATTGTATAAATAGTTGTAGAAATCTTAACTAAATGCGAGAAGTTGATGGCAGTATATGCAAACATTAATGCGGACCAAGGTACAACATTTACAGCAACTATTTCTGTAACCGGAGCCAACGGGGTTGACGCCGCAGACCTAACAGGGTATAGTGCAGCAGCACAAGCCCGAAGAACTTATCTATCATCGACATCTTATCCTTTTGTTGCTACTGTTACACAGCCGGCAACAGGAACAATAACGCTTGCTATGAGTTCATCAATTACTGAAACAATGTCTGGAAGATATCTGTACGACGTTGAAGTTACAGATGCTAACGGAGCTATAACACGGGTAATCGAGGGACAATTTTATGTTGGCCCTGGAATTACTAGATAAATAGGTGTAATGAATGACTGTACTTAAAGGCGCAATTAAACCAGCTACAAGTATGAGGGTTAAGACTCTTAACCTTTCATCCGGCCGGTTAATAGAATTAGCTGACATCGACCCACTAGATTTGAATGATGGCGCAGTTATAGTATATAATGAAACATCAGAAAAATTTGAGATCAGACGGGATATGAGAAATCCCAACACTAAAATCATTGGAGGAACATACTAATGGCAACAGTCATTAAAATTAAAAATACTGACCAGAACAAGTTGCCGTTAGACGGAAGCAATAATCCGGTAATCGCAACAGGCGAATTAGCATATTCGTCGTTTACAACTTCAAGTCAGTCAAATAATGGTGGACGTCTTTATATTGGTATCGGCGACGATAGCTCTACAGGCTTTGCACCAAACTATCAGGTAATTGGTGGTGAATATTTCACTACTATGTTGGATCACGTACATGGTACATTGACAGCATCATCTGCAGTTATCGTAGATTCAAATAGCAAGGTTGACGTATGGAACGTTGATAACCTTGTAATGAATGGCAATACATTATCTATTAACCAAACATCTAATGCTAACGGCAATTTAACAATTGCACCAGGCGGTACAGGTGAACTTGTAGTAACAGGTAATGCAACGGTAAATGGAACATTCGATGTTGTTGGTACAACTACTCTAACAGGTAACGCACAAATTACTGGAACACTAGATGTTGATGGTCAGTCAACTCTTGCTTCAGTAAATATCGAAGATCTGACAAATAACCGAATCGTTATTGCTGGTACTTCAGGTGAACTTGAAGATGATGCTAACTTTACTTTCGATGGTACAACATTTAAAGTTGGTACATCAGGTACTGATAAATTCCGTGTCACTGCTGGTAGCGGTAATGTTATTACTGCTGGTGCTTTAGAGGTTGACGGTGCTGTAGACTTTAATACTACATTGGATGTAGATGGTGAAGCTACTCTTGCTTCTGCAA